TCATCAACGCCGCGACGCTCGGCGCGAACGGGACCCCGGTCACGACCGGCCAGATCGGCGCCGTCGCGGGCGTCCCGGTCCTCGTGTCGAACCGCGTCGCCGCGAAGACGTTCCTTCTCATGAAGAGGGGCGCGCTGGGCCTGCTCTACAAGAAGCGCCCGAACGTCGAGTCGGACCGCGACATCCTCGCCCGCTCGACCGTCGTCACCACGACCATGCACTACGCCGTCAAGCGCCTCGACGACAAGGGCGTCTGCGTCGGCACCATCGCCGCCACCTGATCGGCCGCCACCCCACCACCCACCAACAGGAAGGGGGGCGCCGCGTGTTGCTGCGCCGCCATCACGACCGTCTCGAAGACGAGTCGCCGCAGACCACAGAGGACGCCCCGGCCACCGCGCCGGGGCGTTCCGCGTCCAAGGCCGATTGGGTCGCGTACGCCGTGACCCGGGGCGCCGAGCAGGACGACGCCGAGCAGCTCACCCGCGATCAGCTCGCCGAGCAGTACGGGGGGTGATCCGGCATGGCCGCCGGCGTCTACGCAACCAGCGCTGACTACACCGATTGGAGCGGCCAGGCCGCCCCGACCGATATCGACCGCCTGCTCGCCCGCGCGTCGGAGGACATCGACGACGCCCTGTTGACCGCCCTCTACTGCACCGACAGCGACGGCATGCCGACCGAGGTCGACGTCATCGACGCACTGCGCGACGCCACGTGTGCGCAGGTCGAGTACCAGCAGGAGACCGGCGACACCGGCACCGGGGCCGCGGGCCGATGGGACAGCGTGTCCCTTGGCCCCGTGTCCCTGTCCGGCCGTAAGGACGCCTCGACCGGGCCGCAGGGCGTCGACCTCGCCCCGCGCGCCGGCCGGGCCCTACGGCGGGCCGGACTCATCCCGGGAGTGATCGGGTGACCGCGCTCCCCGCATGGCTGCTACGCCACACGGTCACCGTCGAGCCGTACCGGGGCAGCGGCGCGTACGGGCCCGTTTACGGCGAGCCCGCCGCCGCCGCGGCCCTGGTCGCGGCGACCGTCAAGCACGTGCGCGACGCCACCGGAACCATCGCCGTGTCTACCGCGCAGATCTACGCGGGGCCCGACCTCGACTGTCCCGTCGAATCCCGAGTGATCCTCCCCGACGGCCGGATCACCCGGGTACTCACCGTCGCCGCACACACCGCGCCGGGCCTGCCCGTGCCGCACTCGACGGAGGTGTACTGCGAATGAGCGCACGCGTCACGTTCAACGCCGGACCGGCCCTCGCCGCCATACGGGCCGGATCTGCGCGAGGCGTACGCCTAGGCGCCGAGCACCTGCTACAGGTCGCACGGGCCCGAGTGCCGATCGAGGAGGGCACCCTCGAACGCTCCGGGGTCGTGTCCGTGGACGAGGCAAGCGCCGAGGCCGCCGTCAGTTTCGACCAGCCCTACGCCGTGCGCCAGCACGAGGAGATGGACCTACGGCACGACGCCGGCCGAACGGCGAAGTACCTCGAAACGCCGCTCCGCGAGGAGGCCGACACCATAAACGCGATCATCGCGGCCGAGGTGCGGAGGGCACTGCGGTGACGTTCCTTGTCGACCTGGTCGACGGCCTCGCCCGCCTGCTCGACGCCGAGGGCGTCGCCACCTACCGGCCCGCCGGCATCTACACCAGCGGCGAGACCGCGATCACGGACACCGTGATGCCGGACAGCCCGGACCGCGCCGTCGTTCTCACCGCGTACGACACCGCCGACGGCGCCACCCTTACCGACTGCACTGTGTTCGTTCAGGTGCGCACGCGCGCCGGCGCCGACCCGCGCCAGGTCGCGGCCCTCGACGAGCAGGTGTTCGCCGTACTGCACGGCCTACGCGACCAGCAGTACGGCGATGCCCGCCTCGCCCTCATGAAGCGCGAGAACACCGCTCCGATGGGCGCCGACCCGGTCGGCCGATACGAGCGGACCAGTAACTACACCGTGCGCGCCCAGCGCCCGCCCAGCAATCGCCTCGAATAGGAGGGCCCCCGCCCATGAGCACGCCCACAGAGCCCGTCGAGACCGAGACCGCGCTCGCGGCCCGGTACCGGATGGACGTCGACACCGGCACCGTCACCCCTACGTGGTCCTGGCTTCCCGGCATCAACGACTTCTCCCCGAAGGTCGACCAGACCCAGCAGAAGTCGACCACCTACGACGACGACGGGTGGACGGACCAGACCGTCACCGAGCTCGCGTGGTCGGTCGAGGTGACCCTCGTACACCGCTGCCACCCGACCACGAAGGCGTTCAACCCCGCCCAGGAAAAGCTCAGGCTCGCGGCCGAGGCGTTCGGGGCCGCCGCCCGCGTTCACGTCCGCTGGTACGACAAGGAAGGCCGCGACGAGGCGTACGAGGGTTACGCCCTGGTCCAGTGGGAGCGCGACGGCACCGCAACCGACGACCTCGACACGGTCAAGGTCACGCTCACCGGCAAGGGCAAGCGCGTCGCCATCGAGAACCCGCTCGCCGAGGAGGGCTGATCGTGGCGTTCAAGGCTCTGGGGGAGCTACTCGACGAGACGCTCACGCTCCCCGTAGGCGACAAGACCTACACGGTTCCCGCCCCGTCCGCCGCAACCGGTCTGAGAGTTCAGGCGATCATGCAGGCCGCCGCGACGGCCGCGGACGGCGGGAAGGTAGACGAGGCGATCCTCGCAGACGCCGCCGAGCGCGACATGTACGCCGACGTCCTCGGCACCGCACACGCCGAGATGGTCGCGGACAACGTGGCGTGGCCGACGCTGAAACACTGCGCCGTCACGGCCATGGTGTGGATCGTCCAGAACAAGGACGCCGCCGAACGCTACTGGAACAGCGGCGGCGACCCTTCTCGCCTGGCCCCGAACCGGAAGGCCCGCCGCAGCTCATCGGCTACGGCGAGCAAGACCCAGTCTCGGGGCTCTTCGAGTACTACCTCCCCCCGCCCGGTCAAGAGCGGCGCCGGAAAGAAGACCGCCGACCGCAAGTGAAGTGGTCGCAGATCCTCGACGAGTGGCCGCTCGTCGAGGCTGACCTACACGAGGTGTACGGCGTCGACATCGGCGCCCCGGGCCTGCTCGACGCACGTTCGTGGCGATGGCTACGGGTGCGCATCCTCGGCCTGCTCTCCGCGGACTCCCGCATACAACGCCTGTTCGACCCCCCGCCCGACGCGAACACGTCCGGCACCAGGCGCACCTAACTGAACACCCGCGTCACCGCGGCCTACCCGAAAGGAGGCCGCCCCATGACGCTCACCGTGGGCGAGCTCGCCGCCACCATCACCGTGGACGACTCCCAAGCCGAGCAGGGCCTCGACGGTTTCCAGTCGCGCCTACGGTCCACCCTCGCCCGCATCACGCAGCGCACCGAGGCTGCGGGACATGAGGCGGGCGGAGCGCTCGGCGACGGCCTGAACCAGGGCGCCAGCGGCGGCGCCTCCGAGGCCGGAGAGTCCATCACCGGCAAGCTCAAGGGCCTCGCCCTGGGGGCCGTCGGAGGGGCGCTCGGCGCCGCCCTAATGGGTGGCATCGCCGAGGCGATGGATCAGCAGCAGATCACCACCAAAATGGGTGCCCAGCTCGGCGCGACCGCCGCCGACGCCAAGCGGTACGGCGAGGTCGCGGGCAGCCTGTTCTCCAACGCCGTCACCTCCGATTTCGCGACGGCCGCCGAGGCAGTCAAGGCCACCATGAGCGCGGGCCTCGCCGACCCGTCCGCGACGAACGCGCAGCTCCAGTCCATCGCCACCAACGTGAGCGACGTCGCGTCCACGTTCGATCTGGACCTCGGCGAGACAGCGACCGCCGTCGGGCAGCTCATCCGCAACGGGATGGCGCCGAACGCAAAGGCCGGTCTGGACCTCATAGCCAAGTCCATGCAGGGCACGGACGGCCGCGGCGAGGATCTGCTCGAAACGGTCTCCGAGTACGGCGCGATTTTCAAACAGGTCGGTCTCGACGGGGCGACGTCCTTCGGCCTGGTCAACCAGGCGTTGAAGGCAGGCGCGAAAGACACCGACGTCGTCGCCGACTCGATCAAGGAGTTTCAACTCCTTGCGACGTCGGGCAATGCGCCCGTGGCGGACGCGTTCAAGGCTCTGGGTCTGAACGCCAAGCAGATGGGTAACGACGTCGCCGCGGGCGGCACGCGCAGCAAGGGCGCGATTGGCAAAGTCCTCGACTCCCTGCGCAAGATGGGCCCCCACAGCGCCAAAGCGAAGCAAATCGTTTCCACGCTGTTCGGCGGGCCCGGTGAAGACCTGGGCGCCGCCCTGTTCGCGATGGACGTCGGTACGGCGTCCGACGCCATGTCGGGGGCTGCGGGCTCCGCCGACGGCCTCGGCGACAGCCTGCGGGACAACGCGGCCTCGCAGCTGACCGCGTTCAAGAACGGGATGCAACAGAACCTTGTCGAGTTTCTCGGCAGCACGGTTGTGCCCGCACTGACCAACTTCATGGACCTGGTCCGCGACAACAAAGAGATCTTCACCGCCGCCGCGGTAGTGATCGGCGCCGCGTTCGCTGCGATCGGTCTCGCCGCGACGGTCGCCGGTATCGAGATGGCCGCCGCATGGATCATCGGCCTCGGCCCCGTGATGTGGATCGGCATGGCCGTCGCCGCTCTGGTGGTGCTGATCATCGCCTACTGGGACGAGATCAAGGCGGGCACGCTCGTCGCCTGGGACTGGTTCGTCGGGAAACTGATCTGGGCCAAGGACATGGCGATTTCGATTTTCATGAACTTCACGCTCATCGGCCTGTTGATCTCGCACTGGGATGCCATCCGGTCCGGTGCCGAGTCCGCGTGGAACGGCATGATCGACTGGTTCGCCGGCATCCCGGGGTGGGTGGCCGGCGCGGTGTCGGGCCTCGGATCGCAAATCTCCGGGGTCGCACGCTCGGCCTGGTCCTCGTTCAAGGCCGCGTCCGTGGCGAAGGTGACCGAGTTCCTGTCGTACATGCGGTCGCTGCCCGGTAAGGCGTCGTCCGCGATCGGCTCTCTCGGGGGCCTGCTCGTCGGCAAGGGCAAAGACATCGTGCGCGGCCTGCTCGCTGGCGTGCGCAGCATGGGCGGTTGGCTGCGGTCGCAGCTCATCTCTTTCGCCAAGAACATGATCCCGGGCCCCATCGCGAAAGCGCTCGGCATCAACTCGCCCTCCCGCGTGCTGGCTGACCGGGTCGGCCGCTGGATTCCCGCCGGCATCGTGGCGGGCGTCGAGGACGGCGCGGGCGAGGTCGATACGACCATGCGGAACCTGGTGTCGATTCCGACCGCCGGGCAGGCCACCGCGGCGAACGTCGCAGCCTCGACCGGCGCGGCTGTCGCCGCCTCCGGATCGGCCGCCGCTGAGGGCCGCCTGGTCCTCGACGTGACCGGCGCGGATGCCCAGTGGCGGGCCCTTGTGCGGCGCATGGTCCGCGTGGACGGTCGCGGCTCCGTACAGCTCGCGTTCGGCTCCTGAACACCCCTTCAAGCACCGTAAGGAGGGGTCCCGTTGGCGTTCCCCGATGACCCGCTCGGCGTGATGGTCGAGTTGTTCGTGAGCGGCGCGTGGGTGGACATCACCGGCGACGTCTACACCACCAACCTGATCACGATCACGCGCGGGCGGGCCGACGAAGCGAGCAGGACCGACGCGGGAACGTGCACGTTCGTCCTCAACAACACGACCGGCCGCTACAGCGCGCGCAATCCCCGCTCGGACCTGTTCGGGCGCATCGGCCGGAACACGGCCGTACGGGTGTCCATACAGCCTGGCGGGCCCTCCGCGGACCGTCTGATCAGGTTCGTGGGCGAGGTGTCCTCATGGCCGCCGAAGTGGTCCACGGCGCGGTACGTCACCGTGTCCGCGACGGCCGCGGGAATCCTGCGCCGCCTCGGGCAGGGCGCGACTCCCCTCGCGTCCCCGATGCGCCGCGAGTTGGTGAGCCCGACCCGTACGGGCATCGTCGCGTACTGGCCAATGGAGGACGGCAGCACAGCGACTGAGTTCGCCTCTGCTCTGTCCGGCGGGCCGTCGATGACCACTGTCACCCCGGGCGCCAAACCGGCCGCGTACAGCGCGTACGCGGCCTCGGCGCCGCTGCCCACACTTGGCGACGGCATCCTCGTGGGAAAGCTCCCGGCGTACACGATCACCGGGCAAACGGCGCTCCGCGCGTTCATGGCGTTCCCCGATACAGCACCGACCGTGGACGCGCCGATTCTGGATCTCACCACGTCCACCGGCATGCGATGGCTACTCACGTGGGAATCGGCCGGATGGCTCAGCATCCAAGGATTCGACAAGGCTGGCGCCGCCGTCGTCGCGTCCTCGTTCGGCCCCGTAGTCGATGCGGGCCGGCGCGTGCACGTCGGCTTCGACTTCACGCAGTCAGGCAGCACGCTGACGTGGCGCGCGTACGTCCTCGACGTCGCCGAGTACACGTACGGCGTGGGCGGCCCAGTTCGCTCGGCACACGGCGACGTCACCGGGTACACCTTCGGCCGCGTGGCCGCGTTCACGCTCGGCAGTACCGGTCTGGGCGACATGGCGTTCGGTCACCTCGCCGTGGCCACCGATACCGCGGCCTACACCTCGACCGGAAACGCCATGGTCGGTTGGGCGGGCGAGCCTGCCCGCACGCGGATCGTCCGCCTGTGCGCGGAAGAGGGAATCCCCCTCACCGCGGACGGAGTGGCGGGATTCCCGGGCACGCCTGTGGGTCCGCAGTCGGTCTCCGCCCTGCTCGACCTGCTGCAAGAAGCCATGGACGTTGATGAGGGCCGACTGTTCGAGGCGCGCGGCAGTCTCGCCCTGGCCGTTCGCCCCCGCTCGACGCTCTACACACAGACGCCGGCTCTCACCCTCGACTACGCGGCCGGCGACGTTGCGGCCGATCTGGACCCGATTGACGACGATCAGCACGTACACAACGACGTGACGATCGTCCGCGAGGGGGGAAGCTCAGCCCGCGCGGTCGCCGATACGGGCCCGCTGTCCATCCTCGACCCGCCCGCGGGCGTGGGCCGGTACGCGCAGTCGACGACGCTCAACCTGGCCACAGACGACCAGTGCGCCCCCGTGGCGTGGTGGATGCTGCACCGCGGCACGTGGGATGCACCCCGCTACCCGTCCGTGTCGGTCGAGGTCCACAACGCTCCGGAGCTCGCCGAGCAGGTCGGCGCGGTCGATGTGGGGGACCGGGCCGTCATCATCAACCCGCCGCCGTTCCTACCGCCCGAACAGATCGAGCTCCTCGTCGAGGGCTACACCGAGACGCTCGGCATCCGTACGTGGGATATCACGTTCAACGCGTCCCCGGGCGGTCCGTGGCTGGTCGCCATGACCGACGACGCCGAATACGGGCTCGCGGACACCGACGGCTCAACGCTCACCACGGCGGTGAACGCCACCGTGGGCACCGTTCGCGTCACGGCCGTTGCAGGGAACCCGTGGGCCGCCATCGACCTGCCGTACGACGTGCTGTGCGGCGGCGAGGTCATGACCGTGACGGCCGTCGCCCCGGTCAACTCGACCACACGGGATCTCACGGTGACGCGCGGCACGAACGGCGTCGCCCTCGCCCATCCGGTCGGCGCATCCGTCGCCCTCCCTCACACCGCATTCGCTGCTCTCTAAGGGGCCCCCGTGTCGTCAACTCCCGTATCCCAATGGCTTCCGGGCATGGCCGTCACGGCCGGCCGCCTTCAGTACATGCTCGAACGGACCCTCGAAACACAGTCCGTGAAGGCATTCGGCGCGGTGGGCGACGGCACGGCCGACGACGCTCCCGCCATTCAGGCCGCGCTCACCGCGGCGAAGAACCTCGGCGGCGGGTGGGTGATCGTCCCCCCGGGCACCTACCGGCTCGCCACACTGCCGCTCCGGATCTACAACAACACCCGGTTGACCCTGCTCCCGGGCGCCAAGTTCGTACGCAGCGCCACCGCGACGATGCTCCTGAACGGCGACGCGGCGCAGTCTCTCGGCGGATACACCGGCCACAGCCGGATCACGATCGAGGGTGGCGTGTGGGACATGCAAGGCACGGCCGTCGGCCTCACCGCCTCGGCCATGTGCATCAGCATCGGCCACGCAACGGACATCACCGTGCGAGACGTCGAGATCCGCGACGTGCCGGGGTATCACGCGATCGAGTTGAACTCCACCAAACGCGCCATCATCGAGCGATGCCGGTTCCTCGGTTACGTCGACCCCGGCGCGCGGGACTTCTCCGAGGCGATACAGATCGACCTCGCCAAGAGCTCGGCCGTGTTCGGGGGGTTCGGTCCGTACGACCACACCCCGTGCGAGGACGTCCTCGTGACCGGCTGCTACGTCGGCGCGTCCGGCACGGCAGGCACAACCGTGTGGCCGCGCGGTGTGGGGTCGCACTCGGCCACGATCGGGAAGTGGCACCGCCGTATCCGTGTGGTCGGCTGCTCGTTCGAGTCGCTGCCTCAGTACGCCGTCAGCGCCTACAACTGGGAAGACGTCTCCGTATCCGCGTGCAACTTCGTCTCGTGCGGGTCCGGGGTGCGGTTCCGCACCGTGATCATCGCGGACACCGAGGACACCAAGGACGCGAGCGGCACACAGACGAGCGCTTCCCAGAGTATGCGGAACCTGTCCGTGACGGGTTGTACGTTCCGCAGCGGCGGAAGCTACGACGAGCCGATTGTCGCCCTCGGCGAGACGACCGGGCAGGTACTCAACCTGACCATTTCCGGCAACAGCATCGACGGCAGCTCGGGCGCGCAGAACGGCATCCGGCTGGAACAGGTCGAGCGGTTCTCCGTGACCGGCAACGCCATCGCCAACACCGACGGCACCGGTATCAGCATGGAAACCACCGACAACGGGACCGTGTCCGGCAACGAGGTGATCTTCGCTGGGGCGCACGGCATCACCGCCGTCACCTGTACCCAGGTCACCATCACCGGCAATCAGATCCAGTACCCCAGCAACAACGGGATCTTGGTGCAGGCCGGTTCCGACATCCAGCTCCGCGGCAACTACATCAAGGCGCCCGGCCGCGCAACGACCGCCACGTGGTACGGCATCCGACTGTCGACGTCCGCAAGCAGTGTGTCGGTAAGCGACAACAAGTGCCGGCCGAACGGCTCCGCCCCCGAGGCCATCAACGGCTTCTCCGCCACGAACACATGCACTCTCGTGCAGCGCCACGGCAACGATTGGCGCGGCACGACATGGACGGGCGGACCGCTCGACGACCTGTCCACCACCCCGAACACGAGCGCGACCGACGTGACCACGTAACAGCCCTCGCCCACCTCGCACGCCCCGCGCACCGCGCCGGGCGTTTTTTCATGCCCGGAGGCATCATGACCAGCACTTCCCGCGGTATCGACGTGTCCGCCTACCAGCCCGTACAGGACTGGGAAGCTCTCAAGTCGGGCGGCCTCGCGTTCGCGTTCGCCAAGGCGTCCGAGGGACAGACCAGCCACGACCCCAAGTTCGCGACCCACATCAAGGGCATCAAGGCCGCGGGCCTGGTCCCGGGCGCGTATCACTTCGCGTGGCCGAACCAGGACGCCGCGAAGGAGGCCGCGAACTACATCGCCGCCGTCAAGGCGCACGCGGGTACCGGGTTCCTGCACTGGCTCGACCTTGAGGCCTACAGCGACCGCCGCAACTACAAGGGGCGCACCGCCGCGCAGATCAAGGCGTACGCGACGGCATGGGTGGCCGCCGTGCAGAAGGCGTTCCCCGGGCAGCGCGTCGGAATCTACACGTCCGGAACGGACATCGCCGCCGGACACGTCCCCGCGGGCGTGCCCCTCTGGTACCCGGCGTACCCGGGCAGCCGCGTCGACACGTTCGCCGAGGCCGAGGCCGCGAGCAAGCCCGCCCCGTCCGGACGCGCCGTCACAATCTGGCAGTTCACGTCGACCCCGGCCCGCGGCCCGCGCGTCGACTCGAACCTCTGCTACATGTCCGCCTCGGCGCTGCGCACGTGGGCCACGGGCGACACCGCGCCGAGCACGCCCACGACGCCGAGCAAGCCGTACACCCC